TGCATCGGCTCCATGGAACATGGATTTAGCATTATATATATTTGCGAAGAACCAAGATGATGGATTACAGATACTGGAACAAATACTTCCTTATTTTAATCCTGATTTTAATATTACAATAAATGATCTCCCTGCAATGGGAATCAAAAGAGATTTAAAAATTACATTAGATAATGTTAGTTATGAAGATGAATACGAAGGCGAATACGCCAACAGACTTAGTGTCGTTTGGACACTTAACTTTACTATGAGACTTAATTTTTATAGCCATGTAAGTAATGCAGAAGTAATTAAAACTGCTATTGCTAATATATTTAATGAAGACGGTAACGAATTAACACCATTTAGTCTCAGTAAAACTGGAAGTAATAAAGGAACTGTAACAGCAAGTGTTAATCCTTTATCAGCCACACCGGCTGACTCGTATACATTCTTGGAGGAATTTGATGAAAACTACGAAGAATAGTGGCTTTGAAGAATTAGACAAAGCATTTAAAACAAAAGAAATAACAAAAGCTTTAGAAACTAATCTTAAAAAATCTGAAGAAGAAAGACAACTACCAGCAATAGATATGTCTGAGGCAGATAAAGAAAAGCTACACGCAAAACAACAAGAAGAAGACTTACAATACGCTAGGAGTATACTTAAACAGGCTGAGGCATATAATGCTGAGGCTATTGAAGGTATATTACACATAGCTAGAAACTCAGATCAACCTCGTGCTTATGAAGTAGCAGGTGGATTAATTAAAAACTTACAAGACACAGCTAAGGACATGCTAGAAGTACAGGAAAAGCATAAGCGTATATCTGGTGTTGATCCTAAAGGTAAACAAATTACAACACAGAACAACATGTTTGTAGGTAGTACAAAAGAATTATTAAAAGCATTAAAAGGCGAACAAGCTAAAGACATTATAGAAGGCGAAGTACAAGACGATAATGGCACAACCTGAACAAGTATCATATCACGGTAATCCTAATCTTAAACCATTAGCATATCAGCATGATTTCACAGCAGAAGAAATATCTGAGTATGTCAAATGTCAGAAAGATCCTAAGTATTTTATAGAAAACTATGTCAAGATTGTTACACTAGACAAAGGATTACAACCATTTAAATTATTCGATTGTCAGAAAGGCAAAGTAGATCTCATAATGAATGAGAGAAAAGTAATTTTAATGGAAGGTAGACAGCAAGGTAAAACAGTAACAGCAGCTGCGTGTATATTACACTACACAATATTCCAAGAAGATAAAACAGTAGCTATTATGGCTAACAAAGCCTCAGCAGCTAGGGAAGTATTAAACAGATACCAAATTATGTATGAGAACTTACCTCTGTGGATGCAACAGGGTGTTAGAGTATGGAATAAGGGTGATGTAGAATTAGAGAACAATAGTAAAGTACTCTCAGCAGCTACAACAGCATCCGCTATTCGTGGTAAATCAGTTAACTGGTTGTACATTGATGAGGCAGCAATCATACCTAACAACATAGCAGACGAGTTCTTTACTTCTGTTTATCCTACTATCTCAGCTGGTGAAACAACAAAGATCCTACTTACATCTACACCACTAGGTTATAATCACTTCTGGAAGTTCTGGAATGAGGCAGAGAAAAAACAAAATGGCTTTGAACACATGTTCATACCTTACTATGAGATACCAGGAAGAGATGAGAAGTGGTTAGAGGAACAAAAAGGACTCTTAGGTGAAGTTAAATTTAACCAGGAGGTTATGTGCGAGTTCCTAGGTTCAACAAATACTTTAATTAATGCTACAACTATAGGTAGATTAAGTACAAAAGAACCAGAGTATACTAACAATGGCTTAGATATATACGAAGCTCCACAGGAAGGTAGATACTACGCAATGGCATGTGATACTGCCAGAGGTATTGGTGGAGATTATTCTGCTTTCGTAGTAGTAGACATTACAGCTATGCCATACAAGGTAGTAGCAAAGTTTAGAGATAATTCAATAGCTCCTATGCTATTCCCAGATGTAATTGGAAAGGTAGGTAGGGACTATAACAACGCATTTATTCTAGTAGAAGTAAACGATATAGGACAACAAGTAGTAGAAATATTACATCAAGAAGTAGAGTATGAGAATATTCTTACTACGGTTACTGAACAGCAAAGACAGTATGTTAGTCCAGGCTTTGGTAAAGCAACTAAATTAGGTGTCAATACTTCCAAAGCAGTTAAAAGACAAGGGTGTTTTACATTTAAATCACTACTAGAAGAACAAAAATTATTGATATTTGATGAGCATATTATACATGAGATATCAACTTTTATTGAGAAAGCTAATTCTTATCAAGCAGATGAGGGTTATCACGATGATTTAGTTATGTGCATGGTATTGTTTGGCTGGTTGTCTAGTCAAAACTTCTTTAAGGATATGACAGATGTTAATGTTAGAGAAGGGTTATACGGACAGCAAATGGGAGAAATAGAAAGTAGTCTTACTCCTTATATACGACTAGACGGACAAGAACCAGAGTTTGAAGTCATAGGAGAAGATGTTTGGCTATTAGAAGATGAATATAATCCAGCAAACTTACAACAAAAACTAAAGAATCTGATTAATAGGTAATGTAATTACACTATAAATAACCGTAATTACAAAATGTAATTTAGAACTTTTATGATGTATAAATAGTTGGATGATAATAAAACTTGTGTCATTAAATTTAACATAAGATAATATAAACCGAGGAGAAAAACATGGCATTTCAGCTATCACCAGGTGTTCTTGTAAAAGAAACAGATTTAACTAGTGTAGTCCCTTCAGTAGCAACCACAACGGGTGCTTTTGTTGGTGACTTCGCATGGGGACCTGCAGACGAGATCACAACAATTAGTTCCGAGAACGACTTAGTCGCTAGATTCGGAAAGCCTAATGACACAACAGCTAAGGATTTCCTTACAGCGGCGTCATTCTTGGCTTATGGAAACAACTTAAAAGTAGTCAGATCAGTAGATTCAACAACAGCAACTAACGCAGTACAAAGCGGTACAGCTGTTCTTATTTCTAATAGCGAAGACTATTTCAACAACCATTCTACTGGTTCAGGAACCAATGGAATGTGGGCAGCTAAATACCCAGGAGCCTTAGGCAACAGTCTAAGAGTTTCTTTTGCAGATTCTAGTAACTTTGACACCAATTCAGTAGCTTCGGCAACTGTAACAGCAGGTGGATCTGGTTACACATCAGCAACAGTAACTTTTGCAGCTCCAGGTGCAGGTATTACAGCTACAGGTACAGCAACAGTAAGTGGTGGAGCCGTAACAGCAATCACTATTACTAATCCAGGTAATGGATACGAGGCTGTTCCTGCTATAACAATCGGAGGCGACGGTTCAGGAGCAACAGCTACTGCAGTCTTAGCTACAGATTGGAATTACAAAAATGAATTTGATCAAGCACCTTTAACATCTATTGATGTATTACAGGCAGGCGGATCAAACGATCAGATGCACATTGTCGTAGTCGACGAAGACGGATTGTTCTCAGGAACAATTGGAACAGTTCTTGAAAGATTCGAGGCTGTGTCTAAAGCATCAGATTGCAGAGCATTAGAAGGTGGTTCATTATTCTACAAAGACGTAATTAACTCACAATCTAAATACATTTATTGGACAGACCATCCAGCAGGCGACTCTACATGGGGTACAGGTAAAACAGGTACTGCATATACAAGTGGATTTACAACAGCAGAAGGCTATTGTTCACTAACAGGTGGAGTTTCAGATAGTCCTGACTCAGGCGATATACAAACATCTTGGACATTGTTCTCAGATGCAGAACAGACTGATGTTTCATTACTTATTACAGGTTCTATCGGTACTACTGATCAGAAATTTGTACAAGATAACATTGCTAAAACAAGAAAAGATTGTATTTCATTCCACTCACCACAGTTTGCATCATGTGTAAACAATGCAGGTAGTGAAGAAACATCAATTACAGCAGACAAAGGTTTGTTAGCAGCTACATCTTACAGTTTTATGGATAGTAACTGGAAATATATGTATGACCGTTACAACGATGTATACCGTTGGGTACCATTAAACGGAGATACAGCAGGACTTTGTGTAGCAACAGATCTAGACAGAGAGGCTTGGTACTCACCAGCAGGCTTTAACCGTGGACAAATTAGAAACGCAGTTAAATTAGCTTGGAGTCCTAACAAAACTAATAGAGACAACTTATATAAAATTGGTGTAAACCCAGTTATTAATTCACCAGGAAATGGAATTATATTGTTTGGAGACAAAACATTACTTTCACAACCTAGTGCTTTTGATAGAATTAATGTAAGAAGATTGTTTATTGTTTTAGAAAAAGCAATTGCAACCTCAGCTAAGTATCAATTGTTTGAATTCAATGATTCGTTTACTAGGAACCAGTTTGTAAACATTGTTAAACCTTTCTTAAGAAATGTTCAAGGCGGAAGAGGCATACACGACTTTAAAGTAGTGTGTGATGAGAGTAATAATACAGGACAGGTTGTTGATAGCAATCAGTTCGTAGCTGATATCTTTATCAAACCTACTAGAAGTATTAACTTTATAACCCTCAACTTTGTAGCAACAAGAACAGGCGTTGAGTTCGAAGAAGTCGGCGCGTAACTTATAAATATTAGACTAAGGAGAAACAAATGTCAATATCAAACTTTAAACAACAACTAGCTGGAGGCGGTGCTCGTCCCAATCAGTTTGAGATTCTTTTTGCTTGGCCATCAGTAGTAACCAGCGTACCAACACCAGATGCTAGATTGCTAGTAAGTGGAGCGGCTATACCAGCTTCTACTGTTAACCCAGTAATTACTCAATACAGAGGCAGGGAAGTAAAAATGGCAGGTGAAAGGATTTTTGATCCTTTTACAATAACCATTATTAATGATACTAAACAATCATTAAGAACTGCGATGGAAGAGTGGATGGAAAAAATTAATAACAAGGCAACTAATGCCGGTGAAGTCCAACCTTCAGAGTACTACGGAGAGATTACAGTTAATCACTTAGATAGAAATGGAAGTACAATAACTAAAGGAACTTATGTTCTGGAAGATGCTTTCCCAATTAATATGTCAGAAGTAGCATTACAATATGCACAGAACGATATTATTGAGGAATTTACAGTTACATTCCAATATCAACATTACAATAATTTCTAAGGTAGTCCCAATAATGGGAACCGAGAACAGGATATAAAATTATGGATTTATTTGGATTTGAAATTAAGCGGAAGGATAACGCAGCAAACGAGAAATCGTTTGTTGCTCCTTCAGATGACGGCTCAATAGAGTCGATTCGAGCGGGTGGGTACTATGGTACCTATATGGACCTTGAAGGTGTAGCCCAAACAGAATCAGAATTGATTAAAAGGTATCGAGACATCGCTGGTATGGCGGATGTAGATACAGCAGTAGAGGACATTATAAATGAGTCTATTGCACAGTTAGAAAATGAGAGCCCCGTCGAACTTAACTTAGACGATGTAGATTTATCTTCATCCGTCAGAAAATCAATCCAGAAAGAATTTGAATTAATTAAAAACATGCTGGACTTTAAAGATAGAGCCCAGGATTATTATAGAAGATGGTATATCGACGGTAAAATCTTTTTCCATAAAGTAATTGATATGGAAAACCCTAAACAGGGTATTAAAGATATTAGATATATCGATCCTAGAAAAATTAGGAAAGTGCGTGAAGTCAAGAAGGAAAAGAATCCTTCAGGCGTTATGTTTGTTACTAAGGTAGATGAGTTTTTTATCTATAATGATAAAGGAGTTACTACTAAACCAGGTGCATATGTAGCACCTGAAAATCAGCAAGGGCTGAAGATAACAAAAGACGCTATAGCATACGCACCAAGTGGTTTGGTAGATCATGATAAGAATATAGCATTATCATAT